GAGCCGCTGCGCTACGGCGACCTCTTCCAGCGTGCGTTCGACGGGCAGGTATTCCGCTGTACGTCGAACGCGGACGACGGGGCGGCACCGCGCTGCGCGTCGTTCGGCTTCGGCCAGTGCAGCGCGGAGGAGTGGGAGGTGCCGGATGGCGACTAAGGCGGCGGAGCTGCAGACGTGGCTCGAGGGCTTCGGGCTGCCCGTGTACCGCGACTCGGCGGTGCCGGGCGAGGCGAAGATGCCCTACATCACCTACGACCTGCCGACCGCGGCGTTCGGCACGCAGTGCAACTCCGAGGTGAACCTCTGGTTCCGTACATCGTCCGAGGCCGCGCCCAACTCCAAGGCCGAGGAGGTCGCCCGGGCGCTGGGGCTGTCGGGCGTGTTGCTGCCGTGCGACGGCGGCGGCATGTGGGTGATGCAGGGCGAACCGTTCTGCAACGCCATGGCCGACGAGGACAACGCCGTGAAGCGCCGAATCATCAACCTGACCATTGATGACCAGCTACTAGGAGGTCATATGTCTAAGTTCACGCGCATCCCCGAGAACACGTTCAAGGAGATCGTCATCAACGCGGGCCTGCTCGCCACGAATTTCAACCCCAAGACCGCAGAGGTCGCGGAGTCCGAGCTGATGGGCGCGACGAGCGGCGGAACCAGCTTCGCCGCCACGCCCAGCTTCATCGACTACGGCGAGGACATCGACAACTGCCCCGCCAACACGATGGAGCTGAAGCGCATCGACAGCATCGAGGCCAAGCTGAGCGGCACGTTCGTGACGCTGAACACCGCGCTCGGCAAGAAGCTCGCGGCCGCAGCCGACGAGACCGAGGGGAAGATCGTCCCGCGCTCCGCGCTCTCGGAGGAGGACTTCGCCGACATCTGGCTCATCGGCGATTACTCGGGCGAGAACGGCAACGGCTATATCGCCATCCGCCTCATCAACGCGCTCAACACGGGCGGTCTGCAAATCACGACGCAGAACAAGGCCAAGGGCCAGTTCGCGTTCGAGTTCACGGGCCACTACTCAATCAAGAACCCCGAGATCGTGCCCTACGAGCTGTATATCAAGCAGGAGATTGGAGCCTAACCATGAAGCTGGACAACCTTAACGCCGACGAGTTCCAGAACGCCATGTGCCTGTTGGCGGACGTGGTGGAGGACGTCATGAACGGCGAACTCGGCGCAAAGGCAAAGGCCTCCTACGCCAAGTTCCGCTCCGACTCCGCCAAGGCCAAGGCCAAGGCGACCGCCAAGGCGAAGGGCGACCCCGAGGCCGCGAAAGCAGCCGCCACCGCCGAGGTCAACGGCCTCGCCGTGGACATGGTTGCGGGGCTTCTGCCCGACGTGCTGCGCCAGGGCGGCGAGATCAGCTACAAACTGCTCGCCGCGCTCGACGGTCAGACGCTCGAGGAGTACAAGGCCGACTTCACCGTCAAGAAGTGGGTGAACGACATCATGGATGCCATCAACGGCATCGACGGCATCAAGGACATCCTGGCTCCTTTTTTTGGATAGCCGCCGAGGACCCATCTCACATATGGCTCTGTCTGGGCGAGTACGTCGGGCCACGGCGTGCTCGCCCTTTCTGTAGGTACATGGTCGCGCGGTGGCGCGAGCGGGACGAGCGGGAGGCGTTCCGCGTGTACCTGAGCGAGTCGGTGCGCCTCATGGCGCAGGGGAAGTGGCTCAAGGAGCCCTTCCTGAGCATCGTCAACGGCGGTGCGGGCGATGGGTCCGAGGCGGAGGACACGCGCGGCGGCGACGAGATCGCCGCAGACATCATCGAGCGGATGGGATTGAAGGTGGTCTAGGTGAACCTTCTCGACCTGATGATTAAGGTTGGCCTCAAGGACGAGGCCAGTGGCAAGGCGGAGGGCGTGGCCTCGAAGGTCGTGGGCACGCTCGGCAAGGCCGGCGCGACCGCCGCCAAGGCGATAGGCGTTGGCGTCGCCGCCGTGGGGGCGGGCGTCGCCGCCGTCACGGGCATGAGCATGAGCGCATACACCGCATACGAGCAGAACGTCGGCGGCATTAAGAAGATATTCGGCAACATGGGCAAGTCCCTCGAGGACTACGCCGCCATGACCGGCCAGACCGTCGAGCAGTGCTCCGGTAAGTGGGGGCAGCTCGAGCAGGCCCAGACGACGGTGCTGGCAAACGCCGACCGCGCCTACATAACGGCCGGCCTGAGCGCCAACCGGTACATGGAGCAGGTCACAGGCTTCTCGGCCTCGCTCGTTTCCTCACTGGGCGGCGACACGGTAAAGGCCGCGAAGTACGCCAACACGGCCATGGTCGACATGAGCGACAACGCGAACACCTTCGGCACGGCGATGGAGGACCTCCAGAACGCCTACCAGGGCTTCGCGAAGCAGAACTACACCATGCTCGACAACTTGAAGCTCGGATACGGCGGAACCAAGGAGGAGATGCAGCGCCTCGTCAAGGACGCGCACGCGGTCAACTCAGCCGTGGACGAGTCGAGCCTATCCTTCGATAACGTCGTGCTGGCCATCCACACGATGCAAGAGCAGATGCAGATCGCCGGCACGACCTCGCGCGAGGCCGCCACGACCATCGAGGGCTCCTGCAACATGGCGAAGGCCGCCTGGGAGAACTGGGTGACGGAGCTGGGCAAGGACGACGCCGACATGGGCAAGCTCACCGAGGAGCTGCTACAGTCGGTCGAGACGGCGGCATCGAACGTCGTCCCGCGCGTTGCGACCATCGTCGGCACGGCGCTGTCGCAGCTACCGAGCCTTGTCACGTCGGTCGGGCCCGTGCTCGGTCAGGCGTTCGTCAGCATCTTCACGCAGGCGCTCGACAGCGCGGCGGCAGCCGTGCCCGGGCCCATGGGCGACATCCTCTCCGCCGTGTC